CTCAATGATAGGTGTGGGGAGCGCAAATGACAATGCAAAGACTTAAAAATGGACTCTTCGTCCAAAACGCCAATATGAACTCGTAAATCACGGTGATAGTAGGTCTTCCGTTTAAGGAAATCCGCCTGTTCACTTGACATGAAACGTGTTGGTTTTGACGTCTTATCGGGCATAGTAAACTTCATTCCATTTTCACCGAGATAATTTGCAAAAGCAATGTGGTTGAATCTACGAAAACGCGTTCTAACTGAACTCTTCGCATCATCTCCATATGTCATTAGAGCACAAGCATCTCGGAATGGAACATTAAAATCCCCTATAATATGATAAAAACCACATCTGAAAAGCAAAGCATTGACAATAGAATTAACATAAACTGTTAATGTCTGGCCAGATGGGTTTGTACCGACAAACTGTAACAGATCACCATTGTACGCGACGAGAGGATATGCTACATCACTCACTAAATTCTTCATCACAGTTATATCTTCCAGTGTATACCCTGTGCAATTACTAGCTAATTCAATCATAATGTCAAAGGCAGCGATAACAAGTTGCGGTGACATAGTCAAATCATACTTGCTATAGTCACCTGCTAAAATATTATTCTTACCATATTTAACAATATGATTGTTTAACTGTTCCCATTCTGGTGAAATTGAATTGACACCAACAGCGCATTCACTCAATAAAGGATTCATACTTAAAAACCGTGCTACGGGTAAAAAGTATTTCCTTAAAACAAGTTGATGTGCAATACTAGCAGCCTGAAATACTCGGACTTTATCTTTGTCTTTCAAGGTGGGTTCATCCTTCAAACACGCTTTAAAAACTGGATAAGACCTTTCTTCCATTGCAGCATTGGCCTCCATTATGCGAAATTCTTCCATAAATTTCTCATCTAGCATACGTGGACAAGCATGTTCAGGATATTCTTCTGAATCAAGTTCCATCATATACTGGGACTTAGGCCCATTCAATGGAAAACCAACTGAGCTTTGTGAATTCATTGCATTGACAAATTTCTTACCATCAATACCACTCACATTCTCAACATCACTCAAAGGTCTGATATCATTTTGCCAAATTGCCTTGCGAATAAGTGGTTTCAATGGAGCAATATAGTCGACAACAGCAACACTCAAAAGATGACCAGCAACTCCAATAGTAGGTTTACTAATATACTCCAGTGACGCTTGC